TTGTAGGCATTGCAACCAAATTAGAATCATATTCTCGCCCAACATATGTTAATAACAATTCATTCGATTTCTTTTTAAGTTTACCTTCCCGTATTTGATTTAAAATAGAGGTATAATTATCATCCGTCTGTCGAAATATTTTTACTAATTGTATTTGATTATTTGGGGTAAATATAGAATTCCAATCGGTACTTTCAAAACAAAATCTGGTGGTATCGATTTCATCTTTATCTCCAACTGGTGGCAATTGATAAAAATCACCCGAGAATATTAATTGAATACCGCCAAAATGTTTGGGGTTTTTTCGGACAACCTTACCAATTTCATTTAATAAATTAAATAGTTTTAAAGATAACATACTTATTTCGTCTACAACTAAAATATCGGTTGACAACCACATGGCTCTAGTAAATTTATTTTTTTTAATTTTTAAAACGAGTTCTTCTATTGTACCATTCCCTAGTCCGATTCCCGCCCAAGAATGTAGAGTTTTTGCATTACAGTTTAATAATATAGAGGCGCAACCTGTAAGAGCACATACTTTAATATTTTTCCCATGTTCTATTGCATGTCCGTTAATTTGTCTGATTAGTGCCGATTTTCCTGTTCCCCCTGGACCAGTGATAAATATATTATGACCCTGAATATATTTATCGAACGCAAGTTGTTGTTCTATTGACAATTCCATTAAATACTAGTGTTATAATTAATTAAATTACATATAATTATTTTCAATTTTATTATAAATTTATATTATATATGAATAGTTTTTTTGTATTTGTATTGATAAATTTTGTTGTCGCTTTTATATCGGATGTTATCTTGAATGATTTGTCAAGGAATACATTGATTTTCAGTTCTCTACAACCATATTTTAAAAATAAATTAATCAGTTTGGCAGGAATATATGCTGGCATAACAATAGCTATTGCAACAATTATATTATTACTTCTTTTCAAAGTAACAACTAACAAATATTTACCAGATAATACGAAAAATGTCTTATTATTTTTAGGGATGAGTTATTTTATAGGGTATTTGTTAGATGTAATCATAGAGAAATATAATATTTTTGGATATTCGTTAAAACCTTTTTATAAACAATTTGGTTCTGGGAATAGTGGCGCGATTGCTTTTATATTTTCATTGGCAATTAGTTTGTTTATATTTAATTATATTCTTTTATAAATAAAATGGAAGAACAATTGCATAAATTAGAAATGAAAATAGATTTGATTGATAAAAAGTTGGATTTATTAATATCGAAAATGGATGACAAAATAATAAACAATTGTGAAAAAATGGCGGAGCATATCGATTTTGTGAATGATGTTTATGAAAATGTAAAAACACCGTTACATTATATTTCAAATAAAATAAATAATATGCTTATAAGTAATTCACAAGGAGAAACGAAAAAAAGTATTGAGTAGACGGAAATTATAAAAATATTTTGTGTTTTGTATGTTTGTCGATAATAAAAAATTGAAACATTCATACGCATATTATGATAATTATAAAAAATGACAATTTGTGGTAACGAAACCTGCGATAAGAAAGCGACATTTAATATGCCAGGATTAAAGGCAAAATTCTGTGCGAAACATAAAACAGACGAAATGGTTGATGTTCTAAATAAAAAATGCAAAACGTGTAATTTAAAACAGCCAAGATGGAATTATACCGGTTTAAAATCTGAATTTTGCGGCGATTGCAAACTAGAAGGTATGATTGAACCAAATAGAAAATTATGTTCTTGTAATAGCACAAGACCATCATTTAATTTACCTGGATTAAAAGCGGAATATTGTAATGCATGCAAAAGCCCTGATATGATTAATGTAATTGATGCTCGATGTGTATGTGGAAAAATAACATCGCCAAACTTTAATTTTGTTGGATTAACAGGAAAATATTGTTTTGATTGTAAATTAGAGAATATGGTTGATGTAAGGAACCCAATGTGTCCGTGCGGGGTAAGACCGAACTTTAATTATGGTGGTTTAAAACCGAAATTTTGCGCGAAATGTAAATTAGACGACATGATAGATTTAACCCATAACTTATGTATTGTATGTCATAAAACTCAACCGAATTTCAACTATGTTGGATTAAAAGCGGAGTATTGTAAAAAATGTAAATTGGTAGATATGGTAGATACACATCATCATATATGGTGTTTTTGTGGAACTACACAAAGTCCATTATATAATTTAGAAGGTTTACCACCAAGGTATTGCTCTTCTTGCAAACTTGAAGGAATGGTAGATACACATCATAAAATGTGTAAAACCCATTTATGCAATACAAGAGTTCTTGAAAAATACGATGGTTATTGTTTACGATGTTATATAAATATATTTCCAGATAAACCAGTTGCAAAAAATTATAAAACAAAAGAATTTGCAGTTGTCGAATATGTTAAATCTATATTTCCGAATGTAACATGGTTTTCAGATAAAATAATAAAAGAAGGATGTTCTAAAAGAAGACCAGATATATTGCTTGATTTAGGGTATCAAATTATTATTATTGAAGTTGATGAAAATCAACATATTGATTACGATTGTTCTTGTGAAAATAAACGAATAATGGAATTGTCTCAAGATTTAGGACATAGACCAATTGTATTTATTCGTTTTAATCCAGACGAATATGTTGATTCAACTTCTCAAAAAATAACTTCATGTTGGGGTATAAATAAATCTGGTATTTGCGTTGTTAAAAAAACACATAAAAAAGAATGGACGTCCAGATTAGATTCATTAAGGGAACAAATTAATTATTGGATGCACCCTGAAAACATGACAAATAAAACAATAGAAACAATTCAATTATATTATGATTATTCTGTGTAATAATATACTAACAATAAACTAACTTATAATAATTTTGCGTATATTTTTTTTTAAATAAAACAAACATATATTTATGAATCTAGAATTAAAAAAATTTGATATGAAACAAATAAGTTTTAAACCTAATGAAGCAAAGGGTCCTGTAATTGTCCTATCAGGAAGAAGAGATACTGGAAAATCATTTCTTGTAAGAGATTTATTATATTATCACCAAGATATTCCAATTGGGACAGTTATTTCTGGAACGGAGGAAGGAAACGGGTTCTATGGAAAATTGGTTCCGAAATTATTTATTCACAATGAATACAATACGGCAATCATTGAAAATATTTTGAAACGTCAAAGGCAAGTTTTAAAGCAAATAAAAAAAGAGATGGAGGCGTACAAAAAGAGCACGATTGATGCGCGAACGTTTGTGATATTGGACGATTGTTTGTACGATAACACGTGGGCGAAAGACAAATTGATCCGACTATTGTTTATGAATGGTAGACATTGGAAAGTAATGTTGATTATTACGATGCAGTACCCACTCGGTATTCCACCGACATTGCGTACAAATATTGATTACGTTTTTATTCTTCGCGAGCCGTATATTGCAAACAGAAAAAGATTGTACGAGAATTATGCGGGAATGTTTCCGACATTTGAATCATTCAGTCAGGTGATGGACCAATGCACTGAAAATTATGAATGTTTGGTTATAAATAACAACGCGAAATCGAATAAATTACAAGATCAGGTATTTTGGTACAAGGCGGAAAGCCACAATGATTTTAGATTAGGTTCAAAAGAGTTCTGGGACATTTCAAAGGGGATGAATTCTGACGATGAAGACGAACAATATGATCCAAATAATGTCAAGAAAAGAGGCCAAGGACCAAAAATAAGTGTGAAGAAAACCAAATGGTAAAATTTATGAGGGTAGGATTAATAACCGTTCACGATATTCTATTACTTTATTTCTAATGATATAAGTTGCTGAAATTGTCAGTAATGAAATTTCAGTAGAAGAGCGAATAATCATTGGCATATCTTTATTATTTACACTATAAAATAACCACATACTAGATGAAGTAATACTTAACATGCAAAATATTAAAGACAATGAATTCGTGCTTTTATTTTTATATAAGAGAAACATAAAAATAATTCTTCCTATCACAGATAATGATGTGGCAGTATAAGGTATATTATCATTCATTATATTATTATGATGATTAAAAATAAGCATTTGAAATGCAAAATGTAATAATATAAATAATTAAATTTATATTATTTTATGGATTATGAGAGGTTGATTATAAATATACAATTTAAACATTATCTGGTTTAGTACTCATCACAATATTATCGCTTTCGAATAATTCTTGGCGAATATCTGCAACCGAAATAGATGCATTTTCATTGAGTTTATTTTCTTGCGTGTTTGTGTTATTTATACCAACTAGATTTCCCTCCTCATCAATTCCTTGAGTTAATGAACTTCCGGATTTTTCAGAATTCTTAATATTCTCTTCAATCGCCTTTTGTTTTGTTTCTTTCACGCGTTGTTCGAAAGCAGATTTTGCGAATGTCTCATTCTTCACCTTTTCTGACATAAGTTGATTTAATTCCTCCTCCATGTATTCAGTTCTTCCGGTCTTATATGCTTCAGGATCCCAACATAACCATTGTCCGATAGGGCCTACGAAAATATCAAAACTAGGATCTATTTCTCTCAACATTTTGCATCTTAACTCGGCTTCTTGTTGGGTAGGGTATGCTCCTCGGCATTTGAATCCTCTAACAGATGTTCTGAAATTATGTTGGATATTAAATTCATTCTCTAGTTTTTCTTCATTTTGATCGACAAATGTTTTATAGTCATTGTCAATATTTGTTTTCATTAATTCTGCTTGTTCGTCCTTAATGAATTCTTGATAATCCTTCATAACATCGTCTAGTGAAATTTTGTACTTGAAAGAAACAAAATTAATAAATTGGGAAAATTTTTCCATTGATTTTGCGAATTCCCACTTCTTTAGGAAATTCTCGAAATAAAACAACTCTTTCTTTTTTAGAATTTTTTCAGGAGTAATAAATGAAAAACAACCGAAATTTTGACCTGCAATAGATTTATCCACATCTAGCAAATCCACATATTTTGGATTAGGTTTTCCATTTTTCATCTTTTTAGGAAATTCTGGTTGGGCAAATTTGGAATGACTCATTTTAATATATTAAGAAGTACTTTTTAAGTATTAATTCTCAAATATTTTTTTCTTATTCTTTTATATAAATATGAATAATATTATTGACTTCTCCGAATTAGTAAAGAGATTCATCAAATATATCTTTGAAGGTTTCATTGTTGCAATCGCCGCTTTTGCCATCCCCAAACAATCTATGAATGTTGAGGAGATCGCATTGATTGCCTTAACCGCTGCCGCAACCTTTAGCATCTTGGATACTTTCATTCCAAGCATGGGAGTCAGTGCCAGAACAGGGTCCGGATTTGGAATTGGTGCAAGTCTTGTGGGGTTTCCCGGTGGACTTTAAGTAATTAACCATAAAACCGCAGGTTAATAACAAATAATTATTATATTTATTAATAATTATTTAATGTGTATTTGAAAAACAAACAAATGATACATATCTATTAAGAATATACTGACATTAAATATAATATATTATCATGGACGTCTTTGTTTCGAACATATAAAATAATAGATGCAATTCGTTTAATATATGTATGGCTATTATTATTATTATTTTCATCAACCATTGTTGTATAATTTATTAATATTTTTTGCATTAAAACAACAAAATCTTCTAATAAATATTTAATAACCTCTTGATTTTCATATTTTGAATCCTTGAAAATATATTTTAATAAGAATTTAGCTATATCTAAATCAAAATAGCTTCCAGAAGTTACAATATTTTCAAGACAATTAATCATTTCTTTTTCACAATCCATTTTATTTAATTGCTAAGTATTTTTTATATTATAAAAACGATTTAATAATATTTTAACATTATTATTAAATAAATATGGATATTCGACCAGCAGATAAAATAATAACAGAACAATTAATGTATCATGATGAAAATTATATAGGCGACGATGATTTAGAGAAAGCGATTCAATTAAGTATTCAAATTGCAGAAGAATATTTGAATAAACAAAACACACAGATTGAAGAAATGAAAAAAATATGTTTGAAAATAAGAAGGGTTGCTTTTTTTGATAATAACGTTCGAAAATTATTCATTATTTTGGAACCTATAGCCCGTTTATTTTGTGAAAATTATTGCACGTTTGAAAAACATATATATGATGTAGAAACCTATAATCATATATGTGATATGTTGTTAACCATTCGACTTACAGATGAAGAGCGTACATTTTTTAAAACACTATTTGCATCTAAATAGTGGCAATAAATTCCCAATCTAATTCAGCACACATTTTACGCCAAATTTCATCCTGTTCGATTATTTTTTCGCGGTCTTTTAACATGGGAATATCATTTAAAAATTCTTCTTCGCCTAATAGCTCACATAATTTATACAATGCATAATAATAATTTAAAAAATTCACACGATAATCAGGACAATTTTTAGCATAAGGGGATTGTAATTCTACAAATAAATTGCATAACGTTTCTTCTAGTTCTTGCGACATAATGGGTGGTTTCACACCTAACTTATTTTTAATAAATGCGATATGCTCGTAATATTTATTGTACCCCAATTTTTTAAATATTTCTTTTGATTTATAATATGTTAGTTGAGTGATATCAATACGTTCTTTTTTAATTTGTTGTTTAATATTTTCGATAACTTCATCGGAAATTTGTGTTGTTTCTTTTCCTTGAAATTGTGCCAATATTTCTTTAAAATGATTAATCTTTTTGTATGCATAAAAGCATACTTCTTTCGGTGGTTCTTTATAAGACGGTTTTTCATTTTCAATTAAATATGGGATATTTTTAAAACATACATTGCAAATTAATACACCTTCATCGTCTAAAGGGATTAATTCACCTTTATTACAAAAAGAACAAACGTCATTTGAATGTGTGAATGATTGGATATCTAAAAAACTATCATCTATATTACTTAAATATTTTTGTACGATATTTTGGTTTTGTTTTTCATCAACTTTGACGTCATCATTATTTTTAATTTTAAAAAAATTATTTAAAATCTTATTTTTAGTCATAGGTTCCGCAACTTCTCCGGTAGATATATTCTTTTTATTTTCAAAATATTCAAAAATATATTTAGAATTATTTAAAAAATATTCTTTCTTTTTATTTTTCAATAATTTAATTGTTTCTTTAATTTCTTGGACGTTGTCTTTGATATCCATAATTTCTTCAATTGTCATTTGTTTTTCTTTTTCAACTAACAAACCTTGTAATTCTTTCTTTTTTTTAATCAATTCAGGAATATTATGAAACTCGTCTTTAGAAAAATCATTAATAAATTCGCGATGGGTTCCATCTAATGTAGTTGAATTTTTTTTACTAATCCGTATTTTTTTATTAGATTTTGGTTTAAATGATGGCATAGTTAATATTTATATTCAAATGGTTATATTTAATATTTAATTATTTGAATTATTTAAAAACTTTAAATAAACGTTGCAAGTTTAAAAGGACAAAATTGTTTCGAATATTTATATAATGGAACTTAATATTCAATTTAAAGATAAAGATGGTGAGAATATAGATTTTGCAATTGATAATATTAAATTTCAAAAAATGTTGTTTTTATACAATGCAATTAATGATGGTTGGAGTATTAAGAGAAAAAAAGATTCTTATATTTTTAAAAAATATCATGAAGGAAAAAAGGAAGTATTTTTAGATACTTATTTGAATACATTCATGAAAAATAATTTAGATATTGCAAAATTATTAAAATAAATAAAT